CCTCCTTTATTTAAAGTATTTTCTATATCTCCATCAACATTTTTAGTTGTTGGAATTCCAGTTTTAATTTTTCCTTGATCTGGATATAAGTTTATTGTATCCTGACTTGTAACAGAATCAGAATCTTGAGTTGTAGCAGCATGATTTGGACCGGGAGCATCGTCTTTTGCAAAATAGGAAGTGACAGCCTTCATTATGCTGTCACCCTTTTGAACGTCTGATTTTTCAACCCATCCAATGTTTTTCATTTGATCTCCACATGAGACACAATTTAAGTTTTCTTGTGATGATGTTGCTGCAATTTGATCATCTAAACAATAGAAGACGTTTTCTATTTGTGTATCTGCTGCCATACCCTTCATTGTTTGACCGCCATCTGCATTCTTTTGAATAGAAAAAATATTAGCGAGCGGGTTGGCTGGATTATCAACAAGGCTTAATTCCATTAATTCATAATCTTTAATTACACGATTATCTTCTGCATCACCGGGTTCATAAGATGCTTCAACAATATTTCCACCAATTGAGAATCCAGTTAAAGTGCCATCAAGAACTTTTTCCCATGTATCTTGGGCACCCTTTGAAATATAAGCATCTACATAGACACCTTTATAAGTTTTATTAGTTTCTGAATCTACAAATTCTTTACTTGTAAATGAAACAACTTTACCAACAGCAATTGGTTGATGCATTTCTCTTAGATTACCGCGAAAACGATCAAATGCTTTCTGTGAAGCATCAGAAGTAACAATATCGCCATGACGGTCGATATTATCTAGGGACGCGAACCCTGAAACCATTCTTTTTTCTTTATTGACTTTAGCGATTGGAAAAGATATATTAACTTTCTTCTCGCTATTAGTCCATGTGGTTTTTGAAATATCCATTTGACATTATAATAGCAATAAATTCTTAGGTTACAAAATTTATTCTACTTTTCTTCCCTCACCTTTAGGATTTCTATCTCCTTCAAAATCTGAAGCATCCATTGCACGTCGTTGATCTCTCTGACGATTACCACTTTGTTGAGTATTTTGTTCTGCTGCTGCTTGAGCGCCTAGAACTACTGGAGAATCGCCACCCTTTCTTGGTGGTAAATTCTTACGAACACGAATTTCATTTGGTACAATAACCTGAGTTCTAAGGTATACTTCATCAATCTTGCTTTGTGTTTGTTCATCAGTAAGAGTAAGTTCATCAAATCTTAGTACAAATGCATCAGTAAATTCACGGATAAATAGATTAATTTTTTGTTCTAGTTCATCTTGTGCTGGACGACATACTTGTTCTTTAAATGTTTTATCTGCATCTTTAGCACCGGCCAAAGACATACCCTGTGCAGTACCAATTTTAGAAATTGGTACATTATGTGCCATTAAAATACGATCACGATTTTCAACTGCATAGTTGCGGAATGATGAATCTTGTACTCCCGCCTCTACCGGGTCCATTTTGAATTCTACGCGAGAATTCTCACCATCAGAAGGAAGTGGAATGTATAGTGTTCTATGATTACGTCCACGTAATCCTGTTTGGAAAAACTCAAGCAATTTACGTTCTGAATCAGCAGAAAGTTTAGCACCCTTAACAGTAATAATATAACGAGGAACTGCTTTATTTTCAAAGTAGTCTAGGTTGAATCTAGTAGCAAATTCGTCACCGGCTATAGCATTTTTAGCGGAAAGAATATCTGGTAATCCATAGTAAGTATTTGTTGGAGTATATTTTTTGAAATGAATTACTTCATTAGGTCTTGGATCAGTTCCAATTTGATCAATTGTTTCTGTATCTCCATAGTTACGAAAATATGTGTAACGATTATAGACAACTTGTACAAAACCATCACGGTGACGACGAATTCTCATAGTAATAGTTGGAATATGACCAATATATCCTATTCTTCCGGTGTTTGTTCTACCAATTTCCATGTAAGCGTTACCAGTAGTTTCAAGATCGACATATATTTTACGCATGATACGTAAAAATGAATCATCAGAATTCATGGATTCAAGATAGTCGGTTAATTCTGTCTTTGCCTTCATGATTTTACGTCGGAATTTGTCTAATTTCACTTCATCATCTAAAACATCTTCAATGCGATCAAGGGTTTTTTGAGTTTCTTCAAAGTGGTAACCTAGACCAACAACGTTGGCTGCTTTAGCATTCACGGCGGCATGATGAAATGGTGAAATGTCATAAAGTTGTGCTAAATACATTAAATTATATGGTGGTTGCACAATTTGGAATAATGAATAACCAGTTAAATCTAGTGGATCAAGTTTTTTTGATTTTGCATCATCAATTCCTGTGTAAGCCTTTGTCATTCTTGTGGCTTTACGTTTAAAATTAGTGCTTAGACCTTCTAACTTGCTTAGATCGTCCCAGTTTTTATTGAATGGGTCATCAAAAGATTCTGCGGCAGGCATTCTAAAATAATCATTAGATGAAGATACTTTAATTACTTGACCTTCATCATCATCTAAACTGTCATCTATTTGAAGTCCCGCCATTTAAATTAATCCCATCTTTTTCTTTTCCATCAAATCTTCTTTAATCGCAGGAACATCTAATTCGTCAGGAATAAGTCCCCATTCAAGCCTTTGTTTTTGTTCTTCATATTCATCATCAGTAACTTGACGATGACCACCAAACCATATTGGTTTTCCACCCTCTAATCCTAAAGTTTTAGCAGCGGCTTTAAGAGCGTTAATTTTACCAATATCACCTTTTATTGCAGCAACATTAAGATAATTTTTATCTTCATCACAGACTAAGCCGCCATCCGGCATTTGCCATAAATAAAGACCATAGGGAACTTCTTCAATTACTTGCATTTTGGGTGTATTCATGACATGAATATACCATTTTTATGGTATAAAAGCCAAATTTTGTAACGGTTAACTATTAATTTTAAATACTGAAGCCGTAGTTATTGCATCTTGATACCAATTTTGTTGCCATAAAGCAGAAGAAGCGTTAACATCAGTTACAGAAAAAGTATTTAATGCAATAAAACTTGAATATCTTGACGACGCTGTTGAAGCACTAACAGAAGAGTTCCAAATATTCATATACCCATACCCAGCATTTGTATGAGTTGCACTTGAATTTGAAATTCTACTATTTAAAGCAATTGTGGCACTAGGACTGACTGAAGAACCAAAGTCAAATAGTATATGATAGTATTCACTTAAAGTAACTGATGTAGAGTTTGAAGATATTTGATTACCATTTAAATAAACTTTAGCGGTTGCGCTGGGTGAAAAAATTAACCTATTAGTACTTCCATCAATATATAGATAATTTAATTCTGATGCTCCAATTGCTGATGCTCCATAAAGATCAGTATATGTACTTTGATATATATCAGAATAAGTTATAACATTTGTACTAAGATCAATTAAAAAATTACTAGCACTTGGCAAACTTTCAACATTTAACCAAAAATCTATAGCATATGGAGATGCTGTAGATGAATTATTTACTATATAAGCATAACCTTTTGTTGATCCTGAATAATTATCAAATTTTATACCAAAATTATTTTTTCTAAAAGTTATTGGTTGATCATTTCTTTGTATTGTATATGATTGAATACTACTTGAATCTGAATATGGAATCATTTCATATATACCATCTGTAGATGTTAATGATAATGTTCGATAAAATGATATATCTAAGTTATTAAAAGATTGATTTGATGATTCTAAATCATAGTCATAGGGCATTGTAACTCTAATTTGAGAATTTACATTTAAAGATGATGCAACAAACGAGGGTAACTGTTTTGAACTAGTTATTTTTTGCCAAGTATTACCATTGTCTGTTGAAAGTTCTACAAGACAATTATCTGCCCCGTCCCAAGATATTTTTGATGCAACAGCATTATTATTTAATATAGTTAATGGCAACGTTTTAACCCAATACCCTACCTGAGATACTGATAAATCATTTGTCAATCGAGCCATAAACATTTTATTTTGTGTAAAATCAGTTGTTGAAAAATCTGTTATAAAAATATTAGAATATCCAAAGTTTTTTATTGTTGAAGTATTTGATGCATCTGGAATTGCAGAAACATTTCCTATGACAATATTTGAATTATTATTAACTAATATGTTTGTCATTGATCCAGAAACAGCAGAAACTGAATTTCCATATAGATATACGCTGCCACTATTAAAAGAAACTCCAAAATTATAACTACTTCCAGTAGTTAAGGTAGATGTTGCAGAAACTATTTTATTATATGATGATGCAGTTTGATCATAATAATAAACATAAAATCCATCATTTTGTATTTTGGCATCAATTATTTTTCCAGTATTAATATCTAGAAAAGAAAAAATATGATCTGCACTTGCTGAACCTTTTACTATTTGTGCTGTAAAAGTATATACATTATTATTTTTCATATAATCAAAAGGTTTATTTATAATAATTCCAGCAGAGTTATTTAAACTTACCCCACTTGACGAGTATGATGCTGAGGCAGTAGTATCAACAGAAGTATCAATTGATAAAGAATTTATATTTATAGGAATTAAACCATATTCATCATCAATATTTAAATTTGATATATAGGTATTTTGATAAAATTCTCCACCACTAATTGAATAATGAGAAAACATATGATGACTTTTTTCGTATATATCAAAATATGAGGTTGCTAATTTACCTGTTATAGCGGCGGGTTTATCATTATGATGCGCCCAAACTACTCTTTTCCTTATTGAATCCATTGGAAGTTTATAATCATAAATTGCAAGATCATTTATAACAAAATTGCTTGATGAAGAATTTATTGAAGTTCCATCTATAACAATATTATATCCAGAAGCATTTCTGGCGGGAAATAAACTATAATCTTTTACCTCTCCATTAACGCCTTCTTCACCATTCATAATTATTGATGTCTTACCATTATCATAGTGTGCAATAACATGTATTGATGAGTTTAAATTTCTAATTGGAATATATGCATCTGAATTTTTTGTACCATTAATAACAAACCTTAATGTATTTTTATTATAATCATATAAAATACTACCGACTTCAGTAGCACCATTCATAAATTTAATAATTTTTAATTGATTATTGACAAAATATCTAGTTGCAGTAGAAGAATTGATTAACATTCCCGAACCATCAAAATTTGAATTAAAAGAAATCCAAAACTCAACAGTAAATTTAGTTTTCTCAAATTTTGCATGAAGAGCATCATAATTATTTGCTATTGAAACTGATGCTCCAGATTTTTTAACTAATAATGCAGAAGAAGAATTAGCAACTAATGGTAATGAAGAGGTGGCAAGCGAAGATATGGAAGCAGTATTAGATCCAGAATAATCTGTACCATCTCCATTAAGTTTCCAATACCCCAGCGGTCTTTCAGACTGCACCAATAATGTGTATGACAAGGCTAGTCCCTTTTTGTTTTAATTATAGCATTTACTTTGTGATATCTACTACTTCACAAACTCCCGCTGAACAAGCCAAATCCTGCGTACCAGTTGTCCCATCTTCAGTTTCATAAAGAGTCAACATCTCCCATGTAATTCTATCTGGGAATGCTTTAACTGCTTTATCATATTCTTCTTTAGAAATTTCTTGATAGGGAGCCTGACGATATGAATGTTCAGAATGCGGAAGGAATGAAATTCCAGAAACTTCATCAAAGTACTTCCAAACCCATGCGCCAACTTCCATCCATTCATGCTCTTTAACAGAAACAGTAATAGATGGTTTATGCTCACACCATTCACGTTGATACATAAGCCAAATATCTAAATGCTCAACAGCAGTCAAATCATTACGCATAACAGCATTCTTAGGAGCCTTAATTGGGAAAGAAAATACTGTTGTATCTCCCGGCTTCATAACATCATCTTCAGCAGGAACACCAGATTCAACTAAGAATTTAGTTAATGGATCTTTCTTATCACCACGCACAGTACGAATATAGTATTCGCTGTGCCAAGGATGCATACCTGAAGATACTCCTGTTAGTTGTGATACTGTTCCAGATGGTTTGACGCAAGTAATCGCGGCGGAAGGATTAATTCCCACTGCCTCTGCTTCCTTAGCATTAGTATCAATAGCAATCTCACGTAATTTACGTAATGTTTCGGCAAGTACATCTAAACCCTTCTTTCCTGACATTAATTCATTTCCAAATTGTCCAGTTAATGATACACCAAGAAGTCTTTCATCTTCAGTATTTTGTTTCCAAATTTTACGAAGATATTTAAAGTTTGTAAGAGTAGACTGCCAAGTGCCTAAAATTGTTGCAAGTTCAACCTTGCGAGTAAGTGTCTTAACATTATCATTCTCACGAATGACCACTTCAGACAGATTGCAGAACTGATATGGACGCAAAATAATTTCGCTGCAAGGATTTGTGCCATATCTAATTTCTGGGTCGCGTCGTCCATTCTTAGCCGCTTGTGCCTGTGCCGCAGCAATATTATAGATACCACGTTCACCAGATTTTGAATCGTAAAGATTCTTCCATTCAGTCATAAATTCATCCATAGTTGGTTTATGAGTATAAGCAACAGAATTATTGGAAAGAGCGCGTTGTGGATCTGCCTCCCACCATGCACCAGACTTTGCTTTTGCCATTTCTTTATCATTAAGATCAGAAAGACTAATCATGGCAGAACGTCGAACACCACCAACCACAACAACTTCACCAATCTTACACATAATGTCATGTGCTTCTAATGAACGTAGTTTTCTTCCTGCTGCACCTTTAATTACCTGAACACAAAATTCAAATAGGCCAACAAGTGGTTCTGGTCCAGATGCGCGACCGCCAAAAGTTTTCAACCTTGCTCCTGCTGGACGAACTTGAGAAACATCCCATGTAGGAATCTGCCCAGCCCATAACATAGCAAGCAATTCACGTAATGCGCGTGCCCAGCCAGCCTTAGAATCTTCAACAACAATAGCAGTTCCAGATTTTTCAAAATGTTCATTTACAATTGGTAATTTGTTAATGTAAACATTTTCTACTGAAAATCCAACACCTGTTCCGCACATAAGAATATACATCGCTTCATCAAATGATCGTAGAGAGTCTACTGGAAGGAATGAACAGTTATACCCTGCCACATTGTCCCGCTCAAGCGCGGGGCCAGAAGTCATAACACTACGCATTGAAGGCATGACATTACGATCAAGCACCGCCTGCTTTAACTCTTTTACTAGTTCTGGGGCGGGAGTATAGTTATGATTATCTAATAGATTAATCAACATAAAGTCAAAGTATCTATCTACTGTCTCATCCCAAGTTTCTCTACGATTTGATTCTTCTAGCCAGCGAGCGTATCTGCTAACGGCAATAAAATTTTCATATGGATTTTCAATCATCCAAGTCACGGCCTTTCAAAGTTAATGTACTTTAGTCTACCACGGTCAACTTTTCAATTCTAGACTTGAAAAAATTTTTTCTAACCTAGCAACTGCTGGTTCTGTCACTTTAACCCAATCATATTCTTTATGTATTTCAAGAGATGCTAAGAATGCTTGACCGCACCATTTTTCATGCATATCTTTAGCAACTTTCATTGCTAACTCAAGGTGCTTATGATCAGGCTTCATCATAAAACCGGGATGAATTTCGGGCCACGGGGACGGGAAGAAACTTGATTCAATTGGAACAGTAATATAATCTGAATAATCAGACCAAGCATACGTTGAAATAACTGGAATGCCCATAGCAAGAGCCTGTAAAGGATTAAAACCAAAACCTTCACCCCATGTTGGATATACAAAAACATCTGCATGAGCATACAATTCAACAACTTGCTCTGGCTTCAAGTAATCCGTAATAGCAATAATGTTATCGTATAAGGCTTCTGGTGACCCATAATACGAATCAGTCTTATCTTTAATTTTAATAGTATGCATTCCTGTACCTTTAATGATGAGGCGGTAGTCAGGATTATCCCCATAAAGTTTAGCAAATGTTCTTGCTACTAGATCACCATCTTTACGCCAGTAAGGTTCGCCGATGAAAAGAAAAGTGAACGGTCGATCAGAAGAATACTTTCGTTTCTTTGGTCGGAAAGCATGATCAATTCCATGATTATAAACAAAAATTTCTTTATCTGGTAGTTTTTGTTTAAAAATGTTATAACACCATTCTGAAGTGGTCCATAATTCGTCACATTCACGCATAGGTTTATACCAGTTAGGCATGAACTCTGTAGATTCCCACGGAGTATAACCAATCTTATATGATGTTGGACACATAAATTTATAATTTTGTGGCTGATCGAATGCTATTTCAACATCTGCCTCATACGGAGTACGATCATTCAACTTTTTAATATGAACATCGACACCAAGATTTTTTAACGTATTATAAATATGATATGAAGCATTCCCGAAACCTACCCGAACATCCATATGTTCCGGTGCCCCTGTTAAATATACTTTCATGCTATTATCTTAACTATAATTGGAATATAAAGAAATATATTATTTCTAATACATAGATTATATAGTTCTTTTTATATAAAGAAAGATAATAGCAATGATTGATGAATCTGTTTACTATAAACATTACCAACTCGCTTTGAATAAAAAAGTAGAAGGATTACCATGCATAGATACACAACATGATAACCTCCACCCCTTCTTTGACTTTGAAGAAGAAAAAGTTTTCTTTGAATGCTTATCTTGTGACTATAAAATTTATCCCGGCCTCAACATGTACCATAAAATGAGGCTCGAAACAGAAAACATACCCAATGAATGAAAAACAATACGAATTTTTAACCGAAATACTCACCGGACTCTACATACAATCCTTACGCAACTATGACATCATGTGCCTCATAGCCGATAAACTTGGAGCCAATGTGATAGAATTAAAAGACTTACATGAACAGGGCTACGTATTAGCACCCGACCCTGCACTACGATTGGACGAAACTGATGAAAAACCGTCAGATAACCGACTCAATAAAAATGAAAGCGGGATGTGAAATATGCGGATACAACACACACCCAGCCGCCCTAACCTTTGACCATTTAAAACCAGAAGAAAAATATAGAACAAAAACAGGAAAACTCGTACACTTATCCGACATGATAAAAGGCAACCGCTACTCCATACACACAGTATTAGCGGAAATAAAAAAATGCCGCATATTATGTTTCAACTGCCACATGGAGACAACCTATAATGACCTACGAACCGACTATATACCCTATCAACCCAGTCCTTGACAAAGGATATGTACGACTCGTAGACCATATGGGTGATGATTTATCCATAATAAATGCAGCAAGAGTCAGTTACGACAAAGAAAGCCCACAATACGATGAGAAAGATCAAAAACTATTACAATTCCTCATCAAAGAAGGGCATATGTCGCCCCTACGTCACGCCGCCCTCACATACGAAATATATGCACCACTCATGGTAGCACGCCAATGGTGGAAATACACCGTAGCATCCACCCATATAGAAGATCAAACAGGCTGGAACGAGTCCAGCAGACGCTACATCACCGAAAAAGAAGAATTCTACGAAAAACTCATCTGGAGAAGCAAACCCGAAAACTCAAAACAAGGATCAGGACCAGAATTAGACGAAGAAACACAAGACAAATGGACCCAAATCCTAGAATACATGAACGAAACCGCCCTCAACATATATTTACAAGCCCTAGAAGAAGGAATAGCCCCAGAACAAGCCAGACTATTCCTCCCCGCCAACGGATTATATGTCAGATGGAGATGGACAACATCACTCGCAACCGTAATACATTTCCTACAAGAAAGAATGCAACACGACGCACAAAAAGAAATACAAGACTACGCAAAAGTGATATACACCACAACACAACCCCACTACCCCCACATATTTAAAGAAATATTCCCATGAGGATAACAAAGTTATGAAAGCATGGATCGAACCCAACGACGATAACCAATATCAAATAGACATAGACGAATACGAAGACGGAATACTCATCAAAGCAACATCCTACATCCACCGCCCCCTCCAATGGACCATAGAAGACATAACCCCCATAGACGACTACACAGAGTAACAATTCAAATTGACAAAATGTTAACCATATGAAAATTTGTATGATTCGCTATTCGCGGTGAAACGGAAAAATAGGATAAAGCGCCCATATGGGGGTAAATCGGACATACTGGACACCGCCCCCCCCCTGTCAAGTCGTGTCCCGCATAGCGGGAGCGACACGCGGATAGCGTGATGGGCTTGCCAATTCTTCGGTTTATGCCCTAGACTGGCCTCATGGTCGCCGCAGGGGTGCCCACCTAGAAATTGAGAGGTTGTCAATATGTACACCATCACCTACACCGCGCGAGTCGCAGGCCATGAGGTGCACCGCGTCACCCTGTCGGGCCGCTCAGAGTCAGACGTTCGTGACGTTCTGCGCTACCTGATGGTTCTCAACACTGAGGGCACGTTCTACGTCTCGCACATCTTCCTCAGCACGGATTCAGGTTGGTCGATGCCGTGGGCGTCCGAGTTCGCGCTCTACGCCTCGCCGCTTGTGCCGTTCGACCTGACACCGCTAGGCGCTGAGACGGTGACCCTGTGAGCCGCGCGGTGCAGTACTGCGAACGGTGCGTTATCGGTGACCCCGTAGTCATGATCGCTGACCAGTTCGTCTGTGAGGACTGTGAGTCGGAATTCTTCGCGGTTCTAGTCACGGGTGGCGCGTGGGGCGCACACGACGGCTCAGAGGATTTCGGCGACTAGTTGCCTAGCGCGGGCCACAGGCTCAACCTGTGGCCCGTACGGGGTGCCTAGCCTCAACAACAACAACGAGAGGGAAAGACATGAACATCAGCGAATGGGCCGAAACCCACCTAGCCAGCGACCTAGAAGATTTTGACCCTGCCCCCATGACTGAATGGGTGGCGGGTCATTCGATCAACGTGGCGTGGGAGCCGGTAGACGGGGTGTGGGAAGCCACTATCGACGCACACCTTCCGGTCATGGAACGCGCGTTCCATCTGCGCTCGACGTATTGCTCCAGCGATCCAGAAATCCTCTTCTCAGTCGCGCGTAGCGAGATCGAGGAAACCTCCGAGGTTATCCGCGCGGGCCGCGTGGACTGGCAGACGGCAACCCTCGCCGGATTCCTAGGGGAGGTGTGAGCCGTGGCACGCGGAACGGCTACCCCTGCCTACCGTCTGGCCCTAGGCCAGACGGTAGGCACGTACAGGGGACGCGCGTGGCGTCCCCTAGGCACGCTCACGCGGATCGAGACAGACGGCGAGACGCTACTCCTCTACATGCAGGGGAGTCCTGTCCCGTGGCGTGTCTGGCCTGCCACCATTCTCCGAGTCTTGGAAGGGTGACAGACAGTAGCGAGGGGTCACTCACCGTGACCCCTCGCTCGTTCACCAACAATTCACCAACTGTTCATCTGGCGTTCACCTTCGGACCTGTTCACCAACTGTTCACCAACTGTTCATCTGGCGTTCACCTGCCGCCCCGCAGGGCGCGGGGCTGCTGATTCCCCTTTTTACGATTAAGGAAAATGAACATTTTTTTAACATTAGGTGAACAAAAAATTCATCAACTGTTCACCTTCTGTTAACCTTGCGTTCATGTAATGTTCATCAAGGATTCATTGTGTGTTCATATCCCGTTCACCTTCTTGTTACGATTTGTTCAGATACCATTCATCTTATGTTTACCTAAAACCCCCCGTCCGTTCATCTTGACCTGTCAGTCTGTACTTGTTGGCAGAGAGCCAGCAACTAACTAGGGAGAGAAACATGGCTACCACATTCACCCCCGCAGAGCCGGTATTCTTGTTCGACGTAGACGTAGACGGTATCGACTGGCAGGTATGGGCCACGGGTCGCGGTGAGGATCGTGGATTCCGCTGGCTAGAGGTAGAGGTAGATGCTACCGGCCAGCAGTCGCTAGGCTTGCGCCTAGACGCTATGACTTGGACGCTAGACGAACTACGCCAAGCGATCAGAGAGGGAAGGTGAGCGACATGTCATACGCTACACTAACGACATGGTGCGAGGAATGTGACGGACCGTCAACCGATACGGTCTGCCTGATGCTAGACGAGCGTACCTGCGCTGCCTGCCATGCATGGGTTGAATGCCCATGTCAAGATGACGACTACCAAGAATGTGTCGGTTGTGGAACGTGGGGTATCGTTGGTGACGATATGTCATACTTTCCTGATGCACAGTTGACTTTCTGTCATGAATGCTCATGGGGTTCGGGGATTAGGGTCTGTTAACCTAATGTTCACCCAATGTTCATCTGGCGTTAACCGCGCCCCCCACCCCCGGCGGGGGCGCTCGGCAGGTTAATTTACGATGAACATAAAATGAACTTTTTTTTAATTTTAGATGAATTTTAGGTGAACAAATTTTTGTCAATAGGCTGAACGTATGATATTTGGACTCATACTTTCGGTTGAGAAATATCATCCGTTTGATAGCCCTTTCGGCTTGACCCTACCTTTGATCGGTGGTAAGTTTTACCCATGACAACAAACACCGCCACCATTGCCCGTAACTACCGTAAGATTCTTAAGTCTGCCACCCCCGCAGATATCGCCACTGCCGCAACGTGGTATGTGGAAGCAGAAGCCATTGCCCGTGAAATTGCTGATGACGTAACCGTAGGCGCGTCGGTTATTGCGGCATTCTCACCCCGTCAGCGTTGGGCGACGAACGTTCGCATGGCTCGCGCTTTCATGGCATGTGAAGAGGTTCGCACGCTAGGCAACAATCTTCGTATGGCCGCTAACGCGCTTAACTCTGGTTTCGATGCGCTTAAAGGCCCAAAGACTAACGCATTCGCTCGCGCTATCGCTGGCGATACTGAAGCCGTGGTTATCGACGTGTGGATGATGCGGGCGGCAGGGTTCGATCATGACTCGCCCAACCTAACCCAATACCGTATGGCAACCGATGCCGTTAACCGTGTGGCGGGCGAATGGAAGATTGACCCTCGCACGATGCAGGCTCTAATTTGGATTCTAATTAGAGGGGAGGCGTACTAAATGCTAGTAGTTATTTTTAGTTATCTGCTACTGACAGGAATCCTTGCCGTCATTGTAACTTTTTGGTATCTATTCTGGAGGTCATTCTGGGGAAACTAGGGGAAACCCTAGTTTTCCCCCGCCCCCGGCGGGGGCGCCCCAAGGTTAATTTACGATGAACACTATATTAACTTTTTTCTAACTTTGGGTGAATTTTTGATGAATTTTATGTAAATTTTAAATGAATTTTAGGTTAACTTTTTTGGGGTGAATCTTAGTGTATTGGGAAAACTTTGTCAAGCATTTTCTTTGTGATTTATGCCACATAATTTTTGTGTGTTTCGACTGTCATTTGTCAGTGTTATGTGTTAGTATCTCATCATGAGCAAACAACGCAGCCGCCGCCCACAGGCGCAGAAAGAATATGTGGAGCATGTGCAGAACCTACGGCGTGGATCGACTACCGACCGCCACCGTTCCTCACGCGACTACCGCCGCAAGCCTAAGCATGTTGGGAAGGGCTGGGAGTAATGCTCAGTAACCGTGAATGGGCAGATGCTTACAAGTCAGCACTAGGTTGTGAGATGTGCGGCTGGAATGTTCACCCGTCTGGTTTAGACTTTGACCACTACCTACCTAAAGGAAAGTATCGAACCCGTAGCGGCAAACTGGTGCATCTTGCAGATATGATTAAGGGTAACCGTTACTCTCTAGCCACAGTACAGGCAGAGGTCAAGAAGTGCCGCGTTATATGTGCGAATTGTCACAGAGTCTACACTCACACACAACAACGTTAGAGTTGACAACTGTCATACCCGCATGGTAGATTTTCACTACCAACAAACGAGAGGTAAAACAATGAACGAATACACGCTAGAGTCGATCCGATTCGATGCCCAACAAGCGGCCATAGCCGATGCACACATTCGGGAGGGTGAGTTGTGGTGTGATGATTGCGGATGGACGCTAGGGGATGACGTAATCCAGTGTGAAGATGGTCAAACACTTTGCACTCGTTGCGCTATGGAGCAGGGCATCCGCGCCTGTACTCTTTGCGGTGCATGGGATCACTGGTGCGATGGTCAAGACCTGACCGACGACTCTCTAGAATGGGCTTGCCATTTCTGCACGGTAGAGCGCGGGGATGAAGTAGAGGCTAACAACAAGGTTACGGGGGTCTGACAATGTTTCAATTCACCATCCACGACTATGCGTTTGAATGGAACTATTCACACACGGTTAACGTGTACAAGATGGGGGTAGCCTCATGGGATGAATGGAAGAATATCGACGTGTTCGAACTTGACCATTCCACAAACAACAACACCCGCCTAGATGCAATGGCGGCGGCACTAGATTGGATGGACAATGTTTGATATTCCCGTAGCCCTAGTGATTGTTATCACATCGTTAGCATTCATTTTCCTCCCATTATTCAGAAAATAGGGAAAGAGCGAAAAGTTAACCAACTGTTCATCTGTTGTTAACTTTTCGCCCCCCGCCCCCGGCGGGGGAGACAAATCCCCTATTTACGATTAACCAAAAATCACTTTTTTCCTACAAAAATTGTCTAAAACCTTGACGAATGTCAGACCTGTGTGATACGCTGACACTACCAACCGATGAAAGGAAATGACATGAGCAGTCAAACAGTCTACCCCGGCAATTTTGATGAGCGTTGGGATGGATATGAAGATGAGTCTGACTGGGAGTACTACTTACAATTCGGAGAGGAAAACTGATGTTGTTCAAGGTTAATTTTGACGGTCATATTCTTATCAATGCTGATTCTGAGGAAGATGCTCGTTTCTTTGGAAATGCGGCACTTAGTGGAATCAATGCCAATCATGGAGATTGGGATATCGTGAATGTAGAGGAGGTGGAGTAATGATTGCTTCATTATTTATTCTTAGCCTTATGGCAATAACAGCAGGAGTTTTAGTTATTGCCGGATTCTGGAAAGACCAATAGGCGCGGGACACCCCGCCAAAAAATTTTTGTCAACCTTTTACGATGTGGTCTTAATCACATTTTTAATTTCAGAAACTTTGCAAAAACCCTTCCAATTGTCAGACCTAGATGGTAGAGTGTGAGTATCACAAGATAGGGAGAGAAAATGACTAAGA